AAAGAAGAATACAAGGTAGAATATAAAAGGGAGTTCGACAGGGAATACTCTAGGAAGTATTATCAACGCTATAAGAAAAAAATCTTGGAGAACCGAAGGGCTTACTATGAAACTAACAGGGAAAAGGTCTTAAAGAGTAAGAAGGCTTACTATGATGCTAATAGGGAGGGGATAAAAAAGAATCATGACACATAAAATATTATTTGTAATCGTTATGTCTGTATTGTCTTTTGTGTATTTCCACTACGCCAACAAATGCGTAAATTTTTTAATGCAATTAATAGGTACTAAGATCAAAGAATATCGAGAAAGTTTAAGACGATGACAATTGAAAAAACTAATATAATTGAAACGGACTACGACCGTCTTACGCAGGAGATTTTATACCGTTATTGGGGGGTTCTTTTAAAAGAATGCTCTGAAGCAGAAAAAGAGTTTGGGACTATAAGTTCTTATCAAGCCGAAGAACTTCATGGATTTTCAATGGCCGTCGATATACATTCCATTAGCAACTCATTGCAAGAAATTTTAGAGGAATTCGAAGGAAAAAGATAATGGCCTTTAGTTGGAAAAACATCAACCCCGCCTTAGGGGAGCATGCGCTTTGTCTCATAATAAATATGGCAGATAAGCATGGGATCAACGTCGTCCCTTATTTCGGTCTGCGCTCATTAGAGGAGCAAGCTAAGCTATGGAGACAATCGAGGCCTACGGCGGTTATAAACGCAAAAATAGAAGAGCTTATTGATAAAGGGGCTCCTTATCTAGCTTCTATCATTCGTAAGGTGGGACCTTCTAATGGGTTCCACGTTACCAACGCCATCCCAGGCTTTTCTTGGCATAATTGGGGTGAGGGAATAGATTTTTATGTTGAAGAAAACGGCAGCGCCGTATGGGATGGAAAGGATCATAGATATGAAATTTTGGCCGTAGAAGCCGTGGAATTAGGGTTAACATCGGGTTATTACTTTAAGACGATTTTTGATCCTGGCCATATACAGTTAAGAAAGCAAGAAGTAGCTGCTGTATATAGTGTTAAAGAAGTTAATGATAAATTTAAAGGAGAAAAGATATGACACCAGACATTCAAGACCAAATCTTAAATATGTTGGATGATGTTTATGAACTCATTCTCCCTGAATACAGAAGAACTTTGCACTCCTCGGCTCAAGGGAACAAACATGATATAATACCCCTTGAAAGCATGATTAAAACATTGGAGATGAACGCGAGCCGCACAGAACTTTCGGAAGGACTTCTGAATATAGAAGAAGAACTAGGAAATATTAACTTAACATTAAAAGAGATAAGAGATTCACTAAAGGAAATGACAGATGACTAAAAAACTATTCATAATTGCTTCCCTGCTTTTAGGGACAGCAATGAACGCTTATTCAGCAGAAGATAATAGCCAAACTGTTGATCATGGATATACACGGGCAAGCAGAAAAAGATCGCTTTCTCCTTTACCCGAAGAAGGCAGAAAAGAGGGCCTATCCAAAATAGACCTATTTAAGAAGTCGGATAGAGTCACTCTTAAGCCACTCTCCTACATTAAATTTGGTTCACAAACAGAAGTGTCAAAAGAATTATTTGACAGGGAGCGTGCACTTTTGTTTTTTCAAAAAAATGTACCGTACACTTACTCATTTTGCTTAAGAGATGAACCCTGCACGAGCAATCTGGACATAAAAAAACAAGCACATAAGATTAAAATCTATAAAATTGTAGGCGATGAGATTAATCCTCTCATTGAAGACGTCCTTGAACAATTTTTAAAAACCGACGAAAAATATAAAGAGTTAGCGATTGATCTGTTAATAAATTTACTTCACATGGGTGACAAATTATTTTCAGAAATGGCATTGGGCGTCTAAATGGCTCCCCGCGACAGATTCGAACTGCCGACCTAGTGGTTAACAGCCACTTGCTCTACCAGCTGAGCTAGCGGGGAATATTTTAAAGGGAGTTTAAATGACCATACTTTTTTTGTTAGCAGGTGTGTCAATGTTTTTATTTATCGGCGTAATGTGCTGTACCTCGGTTAAGAAATGAATAGAAATAAATCCGACAGAAGAATCTTCATCTTTATGTTTCTCGTTGTTATTATAACAATAATCAATAAGATTGAAAGCATATCAATACAAGAACGTCTAGAAAAATTAGAAAGACTGATAAAATGAACAATAACATCACAAACTTTTTTCTGTTTATATTCCTAATCCTGATGAGCCTCCAAACAGGGTATTCAATTATGATTCATTCAGAGTTACGAGAAATGCATAAATTCAATATTCTTGTTTATAACGAAGATGTAGAGAGACAAAAACAGGAAGAGATACTAAACGCGTCGTTCTATGAGGATTCACACGATGTCCCTCACAAATGAGCAGAAAGAAAAAAGGCGTAAGGGAATAGGGAGCACAGAGCTTATAGCCATCGCTGGCAAAAGCAAATGGGCTTCCCCTCTCGACATTTATTTTTTAAAGATGGGGGTCACAGAGCCTACGGATATATCCGATGTTCCCGCCGTTTATTGGGGGACAACGCTAGAAGCCGTTGTTGCCAATGAATATGCCAAGAGGACAGGGAAAACGTTAGAAGAGACGGATGAAACATTCGTCCACAAAGAATATCCCTTCATCGTCTCTCATATCGATAGAAAAATCGTTGGCGAGAACGCCGTCTTAGAATGCAAGACAGCTACCCTCCACAATGCTCATAAATGGGGGCCTGAGGGTTCAGAGATCGTCCCTAGTGAATATTGGCTGCAAGTCGCGCATCAAGCGTGTGTGCTCGATTTAGACTACGTAGATATAGCTGTCCTTATCGGGGGACAAGATTTTAGAACTTATAGATATAGAAGGAACCTAAAGTTAGAAGAAAAGATTATAGAAATCTGCAAGCGATTCTGGCTGGATCACGTCGAAAAAGGAGTGCCACCAAGTCCTCAATCTACCTCGGATATTCTAAAACTTTTTCCGCGTCCAACAAATGAGGAAGCGAAAATCATTGACGAGGAGTCAAGATATACGATAGATAAATTAAAGGAGATACGAGAAAAGATAAAAAATCTCCAAGAGGAAGAGGAAAAACATAAAACTCAGATATGTTCTAAAATCGCAGACTCGTTCTCCATCATGGACACAGATGGAAAGACAATCTTAGCGACTTATAGAGAAATAGTGAGTAATAGATTGGATACTCTTCTTATGAAGGCCGAGAGCCCTGATATATATAAAAAGTACAGTAAAGAAACAACAACACGAACATTAAGAATAAGGTAATGGATAGAAAAGAAATATTAGAATTAAAGAAATATGTTTTTGAGACAATGATATCCCATGGATTCTCATTTGAGACGACAAAGGCAGCTTTTGAGTGGTTTATGGAGGATTGGAACGATCATCTTCTCGAAACACTTTATACAAAGAATAAAGAACATGTCGCGCCATCAGGAGGCGAAACCTCCTCTGTCTTTGGGCTTCCTCCAGCTCCTGACGCGGAATTTTCTATGGCACCTCAAGAACCCATCCGACCAGCAGAGCCTGCCGATACAATCGAAGATGTTAAAAAAAAAGAGGACTCTGGGAAGCCCTTTTCTTTAAAAGAGGCCGCTGATTATCTAGGGTTATCCGATAAGGCTTTGATGATGAGAATCTATAAGAAACAAGGTCCTAAAAGCCTGCCGAGAAATAAAAACGAGCCCCACAAATTCGAGAAGTCAGAACTTAAGGCTTATAAAAAATTAACACCGGCTGAAAGAAGAGCGCTCGAAAATGAACCAAATCGTTAATAAAAAGAAGCCAGAAACTGTCGTTGATTTCTTATCCAATGACGATTTCAAGAACAAGATGAAGAAAGTTCTCCCATCCTATCTAACCCCAGATAGGATGGCGAGCGTCTCTCTCTCTTGTATCCGAAAAAGTCCACAATTAGCTGCCTGTAATCCCCTATCATTTATCAACGCTATCATGCGTTGTGCAATGCTAGGACTCGAGCCAGGAGATCACCTGGGGCTCGTCCACCTTATCCCTTATGGTAAGGAAGTCCAGGTCCAGATAGGATATCAGGGCCTCATAGAACTCGTTCTAAGGACAGGTAAAGTCCTCTCCATAGTTGCTAAGGAAGTTTATGAAAATGATGAGTTCTACGTGTCCTATGGGACAGAAGAACAACTTGTCCATAGACCATGCCTTAAAGATAGAGGGGCTTGCATTGGTGTTTATGCCTACGCAAAGCTTGTAGGGGGGACTATCCAATCCGAGATACTCACCATGGAAGAAGTCGATGCTATCATGAGAACATCTAAGACTTTCAGGAATGGACCTTGGCAGACACATCCCAGTGCTATGAGGAGAAAAACCGCGATCAAACAATTGTGTAAGTATCTTCCTAAAACTGCTGATATAATAGCAGCCATAGAGGTAGATGATTCAACGACAGAAGATAAAATAACAATCGATCAAGGTGTAGAATCCTTATGGAGCGATGATGTCCCAGAAGAAAAGGCGACATCCAAAAGCGATGAAATGATCGAAATGCTAGAGAGCTAAATTTTGGATATTCTTTGTGGTGTTATTATCGGATTAGCAATCTTCATACCTCCAACATACATAGTTTGGGAGGTAAACAAAAAAAGGATGGTAGAATGACATGTAGCCCCATAAAATTATTTGAAGAAACGCTCATAGACAAAATATTTGGTGCTAATATATCTGTGAGACGCTTATTAAGCGATCTTGGATTTGAGACAACACTTTCTGTAGAAGACATCAAAGAAAAAATTCTTTCCGAGCACAAAGAAGGGAAGAAAGATACGGCTACAGGGGTCGCCAGAGTTTTCGAAGATAACGCTGACTTCTGGATTGATTTAGCCGTAATTTCTGAAGCAATATGCTCGACTACATGAAGTGTCGCCTCAAAGAAGTGTCAACTTGGAAAGGCATTATAGGCGTCGTAGGGAGTGTTGTTATGTATTTCACTCCCGATAACATAGACCAAATCATTGTGCTCGTCCTGGGCCTCCTAGGCGTCACTGATATTTTTACAATTGAGAAAAAGGATATAAAATGAAAAAGTTTTTAATAATATCGTCACTACTTATGTCTACAGCTTTTGCCGCGGATAATGAGTTGGCAGAGAAACAAAGTTCAACATGCAGATCAGGTAGCATCCTATCTATGATTGGATACTGCCTAGGGTACCAGAATGAGCCAGAGGTCACGAAGGCACCAAGAGCCGTTGTGGCTGAAGAGGTTATCCCTGTAACAATAATTCCCAAAATAGACCCTTCTCTGGTGGAGTTTCTTAATGAGGTAGCAGCATTGCCAAAGCCAGGTTTTACATTTTATAGAGACGCATCAGACATTCGGCATCATTTTAATATTGCAGAATTCGACATTAAATCTTCTTATTATTTGAAAGGCTCTATAGCGGTTGGCTCCGGGTCTTACTATGATAATGCGTTATTAGATGTCAGAACTTTAAGATTAGTCCACCGGTAAGCATAACTAAAAAAAGAAAGTCTAAAATATATGTCCGGTTCTGTTAATAAAGTTATTTTGATTGGCAATCTAGGCCAAGACCCAGAAGTTAAGACACTAACGAATGGGATGAAACCCGTACGTCTATCCGTCGCCACAAGTGAGCATTGGAAAGATAAGACTACAGGTGAGAAAAAAGAAAGAACGGAGTGGAACCGAGTCGTTATTATGAACGAGCAACTCGGTGAAATTGCCGAGAAATATCTTAAAAAAGGATCAAAGGTTTATCTCGAAGGGCAGCTACAAACTAGGAAATGGATGGATAAAGATAATAAGGAACATGTTGTCACAGAAGTCCTTATCCCTCGTTTTAATGGCAGGCTCGTTCTTCTCGATAATCGTGTTACACCTGATGCAAACTCAGTATCTCAAAAGAAAACAAACGATGACTATATAGATGACGATATCCCTTTCTGAGGGGTATCGCACTCTAAGGGATTAGAATGATGACCAAATTACAAAATCATGAAAAACTGAGTCTGCGGACTGAATCTCTCAAAATGGCTTATGAATTAGCTTTTAAAATAGGTCTTTTCCCTAGCGAGGACAATAAGAACTATAATAAAGATTATAACGACTTATTCGCCTTCGCTATGAGTAAAATTGAGGAAATGGCCGATTGGAATTTTAATTATATAGTGACAGGACTAGGCACGCCAAAAACATAAGGGGTTGGCAG